CCACGGTTGTGGGCAGTACTGCCGGGAACATCTGCACCATTAGCGCGCCCAAAGCGCAGTACACCAAGATCGACGAGGCCGAGCGGGACGGCATCCGGAGCTTAGGCATCGATTGCCAGTTGAACCGGGATTCCGGGGATGATGAGCTATCGCTGGCATTTACGTAAAAAGCATAGAGTAGAGCAGAGAGGAAATCATGGAAGAAAATGCACAAGTAAAGCCGGAAGTCGATCTGGATGAAAAATACGGGCTTCGGCCGCTGACCCGGGGGGAATTCAAAGGCCTGCGAAAAGACGGATATTCCCTTGCCAAGATGGATAAGCTGGACCCGGACCAGGTCGATGATCTGATTGACCGGGTGATCGACATGGTCATGGGGGACCGGGCAGCGGAACTGGACGACGAGCCCAATACCACGGTCCACCAGGTGTTTCAGCGGATTGTGGCGCTGACCTACGGGGATGAGAAATCGGAAAAAAACTCGTCCAAGCCTGGCGCTGGATCAAAGAAGGCCGGGCAGCAAAAGAAAACCAAAAAGCACCGGAAGTGATGGAGGAAAATGAAGACGCGCTGGCGTTGTTTTGCGCGTGCGCGACCCAGTGGCGGCGGGATCTTTTAGGTCATCCCACGGGACTGGATTATGCCGGGGTGCTGGCAGCGGCGAACATGCTGGGAATAAAGGTGGACTGGGTGATGCTGAGAAAGCTGCAGGTTTTGGAGCTCGATGTTTTGGGCGATGGAAAAACGGCCGGGCCCGGGATCGGCACGAAACCCTGCCGCAACGCCCATGCCTGCGCCATGTGCACCAAACACTGCGACGAGAGAATCGGACATGCCGAGTAATACCGTTGAAATTGCGATCAAGGCCAAAAATCTGGCCGGAAAAGCCCTGGGCCAGGTGACCAAAAACGTGGAAAGCATGGCGAAAAAATCCATCTCCCATGTGAAAAAACTAGCCAAGCAGATCACGGCGGGCCTGGGCGGGGCCCTGTCCAAAATCGCCAAAAGCCTGACCAGCCTCAAGGCCCTGGCTATCACCTCCCTGGCCGGATGGGGGCTGAAAAAACTGGCAGACGGGTTTATCGAGACCGGGTCCGGGATGGACCAAATGCGCATATCCCTGGACACCATTACCAAGGGCGAGGGGGACGAGTGGTTCGAAAAGCTCAACCAGTGGGCCTTGAAAATGCCGGTCAACACGGCCGAAGCCATTAAATCGTTCACCATGATGCGGGCAATGGGGCTGAAGCCCGCCATCGCCGACATGACCGTGCTGGTGGACACGACCAGCGCCCTGGGGGGACAGGCGGGCACGTTGGAAGGTATTGCCCGGGCCCTGGGCCAGATCAAGACCAAGGGTAAGGTCAGCGCCGAAGAGCTGATGCAGTTAGCCGAACGGGGGGTCCCGGCCTACGAGATTCTCCGGGAGCAACTCGGGCTCACCGCCGAACAGGTGGCCAACATCGGCAACCAGGGAATCGATGCGGGCAAGGCCGTGGAGGCGCTGATCGCGGGCATGGGCGAGCGGTTCGGCGGACAGTCAGAGAAAATCCAGAGCAAGTGGGCGGGATTAACGGAGTCGCTCAAGTCTTATTGGACCGAGTTCAAGCGCCTGGTTATGGAGTCCGGCGTCATGGCGTTTTTGGAAGAAAAGCTGGGCGCCCTGGTGGCACGAATCGACAGCATGGCCGCATCCGGTCAACTCAGGGAATGGGCGGAATCAACCGCCGAGGTCATAACCTATGTGCTGTCGGAAGCCATCGACTGGATTACCCGGATCGCATCGACTATCGGCTCGGTGATGCCCGCGTTCGACGAGCTGCGCTGGCGCATCACGGACTGGTACGAGGCCAACAAGGAACTCATAAAGGTCCAGGTTGTGGGATTTCTAAAAGGGGTTGGAGAGGCCATCGTTTCGATTGCCGAAAATATCGATATCCTGACGGCCCCGCTCCGGGGGTTGATCTGGTTATTCAAAGAGGTGGCCCAGGGCGCCATATGGTGCGCGGGAAAAATTGCCGATCTCGTGAGGTGGATCTCGAAACTCTCCGCCACCAAAGCGGTTTTGAACTTCGTGGGCATCGGATCTCCGGAACTGCCCCTGTCCGAAAAAATCGACCAGATCAAAAAACAGGTGACCGACTTGTCTGTCCATGTGTCCGGCCAGGCCGCCAAATATACCATTGACGGCGGCGGAACCACCCGGGCCCTGGCCGCCATGACCGGCGCGGAGCAAGGGAGCGGCGGCGTACTGTCCGGCCAAACCACCGCTTATTACGGCGGATCGACCACCAACAAATCAATGGGCGATATCATCATCAACCTGCCCCAGGGCGCAGCGGCTTCCACGGGCCGGGACTGGCGGGAGACCGTTCGCCAGTATATTATCCCGGAATTGCAGAGTGCGGGAGTCATTTGATGGCCAATATGAAGTTCACCAAAGGGGAAGACACGTTCACCTTCGTGGACGGCCGAAAATACCCCATCAACGACCAGGCCCAGGTCAACGTGGTGGTGGATTATTCCGAAGGCAAGCAGCTCTACGCCTACGACAAGGGCGTGCAGGAGGTGTTTATATCCCTGGACATGGTGCTAATCTGCCAGGACGATTACGATAATTTTTCATGGTGGCTGACCGATATTGCCGTGGGGCCCAAAAAGACGTTTACCTTCACGGACGAAAATGAGGTCGACTACACGGTCCGGCTCATGGATACCAAAAATCCGCTCAAGGAAGTGGGGTCCGGGCAGTATTCGGGCCTGATTACCCTGAGAGAAGAAATTTAATGTAGGGCAGGCTTTCCAGCCTGCCGAAAGGAAAAAAATGAGGAGCATACAACTTTACAAGCTGCTGCAGCAGCATGCGGGAAAGATTAATAATCTGGCGGTGCAGCTTTATAACGCCAAGATCGAGACCCGGGATGCGTTGGATCAGGCCGGGGCCGAGATCGAGCGCGTGCGGCATATCATGGATCAGGCGGATAAGGAAGATTAGAGGGTAAGAAAGTGAGACGGTTGGAAGGTTAAAGTCTGTGAGAAGCTTCAACGCTAATTTTGTCACCGAAAAAAACAAGCGGAGCGACGGACCCGCGCCCGTGAACCTGCTGAAATTCGGTTTTGCCACGCCCGTATATCTTTCCGACCGGGACGTGACGCCCTCCGGAGGCCCCGCTTATTCCGGCCTGGTCAAGTCCTGGGGATTCATCGACACATCCATATCCCAGACCCCGGGGCGCGGGCTGCTGGGGACCATCCAAACCTCGGACCTTCGCCTGGTGATTATCAATTCCGAATCCCCCCGCTTTTCCGACAATTTCACCGCAGAGGACCCCCCGGAAAATGTGACCGTTGAGCTATATCAATGGTTTGGCGCTCTACTGGACAGCGAAAAAGAGATTTTCTTCAAAGGCGTGATACGGGATCAGATCAAATACGACCTGTACGAATGCACCCTGACAATCAAGGGCATCTGGGAAAAATACAACATAAAGATTGGCGAAGACCTGATTATATCCGCCGATGACTTTGCGGCGGCGGACCCCGACGATATTGGCAAAATGCAAAACATCGGATACGGCAGCCTTTCCGGGGTACCCTGCCGGTGCGTGGAATCCGGGGCCGTGGACAACCTGGAATCCGATATTGATGCTTCCCAGATATCCATAGAGGTATCTGATGCGTCCGAATTCTCATCTTCGGGCACTATCGGCATTGATGCCGAAGAAATTACATATACCGGCATATCCGGCAATGTGTTGACCGGATGCACCCGGGGCGCCAACGGCACGTACGCCGTTGCCCACGCCGAAGGCGCTCCCGTGTGGCAGGTGGAAACCCGATATGTGTACCAGGTCGCCGGTCACCCGGTCAAATCCATCGGCGATATTTACGTGGACGGACTCCGGGTGACATCCATAGTCACCAAGTACACCGGCCAGTCCGGCGACGAGCTAGCCGGCTACGAGGGCCAGGCCGTGATCACCGTGCCCAGCAAACTGACCCGGCAACAGGCCGTGGACCTGCTCGTCGACGATGGGCTGACCATTGATGACGCCATCGCAGTGGTGGACACCATCGACGTGGATGACGGCATTTCCATTTCCGATACCATCGGGGTGTCTGACACCATCGCAGTGAGCGACACCATCGGGGTTTCCACCGGCAGCCACGACCACATCAGCGCCGCGCAGATCGTCAATTTTATGTATGATGTGGGAGAAGAGCTGACGGGCGATGTGCTGTATATATACGCGATGCTGGATCACGATTATGATACGTCCGCCCGGTTCGGCAACGTGAATGCCGAAGCCAAAGTGGAAAAAACCTACTACGAGGACTATGGATGCCCGCCCACGCACGTCAGGATGTGCATGTATCTCCCCGATTATTTCGGTACCGGGACCGTATGGGCCCATCTGTACGACAGCGGCTCGGTGTACCTGTCCGGATGTTCTGTGGCCGGAAATGCGACCGGGGTGTTCAAAAGTTCATGGATCGCGGTCAACAGCTATTTTAACACGTGGGCCAAGCTGAACGCCGGCAAAATTATCCTCCAATGCTCCAGTTACGGTTCGGACGTTCGAGTGTCTGAAGTCTGGCTGGAAGTGAAATTTACCCCGACCACTGACTCGGGGCCCGCTACGGGAGTTGCCAAAACCGGAGCGGCCAGCAAGACCGGGTCCGCCAGCAAGACCGGGTCCGCCAGCAAAGACGGCACGGCCACCAAAACCGGCGCGGCTAGCAAGGACGGCACGGTCACCCGATCCGGCGCCATTACCCTGTCAGGCAACTCAATTGCCGACGTCCGGGTCGGCGAGTTGGTGACCGCCAATTTCGACGGATATCAGGATGACGGAGCCGGAACCTATACGGGCACGCCCGACGCCCTGATCGAGCGCTGCGACCATATGTTCAAACATATCTGGTGCGAGCTGCTGGGTGCGCCGTCCGAAGATATCGATGCTGCCTCGTTTGCGGACGCGGGCACGTTTTACGATACCCATAGCTATGTGTTCGCCCTGCTCATCAACGAGCCGGTCCGGGCCGAGAATCTGTTCATGCGCCTGGCCCTGCAATGCCGGAGCCGCTTTTTCGTATCCCCGGCCGGAAAGGCCAAGTTGATCGTCAGGAAAAATTCTCAATATAGCACCCACAATATTTTGAAAAATGAGATCAAGCTGGATTCCATGTCCGTGCAGCGCACCGCGTTCGAGGATCTGATTAATTATTTCATGATCTATTATGACCGGAACCACAGCACGGAAAGCAACCGTTCCGAAGATTATGCGGCCAACAAGCCATTTTCCGATGCTACCTCTATCGCTCGGTATGGCCAGCAGGGGTGGAAAGGGTCTACCGACGTATTTTTGTTTGACGCGGTGACGTCCGAATCGATGGTGAATCATGTGGGGGCGTTTCTGCTGGACCACCACAAGGCCGTGCGAAAAATGCCCGATTTTTCCGTGTTTTTGGATAATTGTGAAGTGGAGCCCGGCGATATCATAACTATCACCCATGACCTGGACGCTATGAGCAGTTTTGGCGTGGAGGTACAAAAAATTCTTCATCGCCTGGGATCGGCCCGCAGCAACGTGATCGACCAACTGCAAATTAAGGGCGTAGAAATATCCGTAGAATTTCTCCAAAAGCTGCTGCAGGCGGAATACGACATTTTGATCCGCAAGATTATCCAGGGAAAATACGACATTGATTTCGTGAAGAAAGCTATGCAGGGGATCTACGATATTTTTCTTCAGAAAACGCTCCAGGGCGAGTATGACATTTTGGTGAAGGCCGCCGTGCAGGGGAAATATGATATTTTGATCCGGGACACCATCCAGGGAAAATACAGCATCGTAGTTCAAAAAACCATGCAGGGGGTTTACGATATTTACCTGCAAAAAACCATACAGGGGGTTTACGATATCCCGTCGCCGGATCAATGGGGCGATTCGGACGCCTGGGGCGACTCGGATACCTGGGGATTTAATTAAGGAGGGAAAGTATGACATTATCATCGGACAATATCAAGTTTTACCAGTGCACGACCTGGGCCGAGGGTGACTCCCACGGCGGAGATATCGATACGGAAAACGAAATCACTTCCGGCGTGGAAGAGAATATTTTTGACGATGTGAGCGAGGCCGAACGTGTGTCCGGGGATACCGAATACCGGAAAATTTTCGTGAAAAACGAAAATACGGACACCTGGGGGGCGG